TGCTGGAACAGGGGATGGTGCCGATGTTCCTGCTGCTGCCCCAGGTGAAGCTCGCCAAGCGGCTGGACGTGCGGGGTGCGGCTGAGCGTGGGCTGCGACGCCTGCCGGGGCGGTTTGTCGCGGCCTGGGAACGCGAGAGCGGGAGGGCCGCGTGAGCGCGCGCGAGACCGCCATCGCGGCGCTGCACGATCGGCTGGTCGCGTCGCTCGCCGTTCGGAACCCCGCGCCGATCGTGCTGCGCGGCGAGACCATCCCGCAGCGAATTTCCGCCGGCGGGCTGGTGGTCATCCGCGACGGCGAGACGGTGGAGGAGACGCCGATCCTCTCCCCGCTCGCCTGGCAGATCGAGCATCGCGCCGAGGTCGAGATCACCGCCGCCGGCGCCACGCCCGCCGCGCGCAACACGCTGCTCGACGCGCTGGTGGTGGACATTGCCGCGGCCATCGCTGCCAACCGCACCCTCGGCGGCGCCGTCGAATGGGCACAGCCCGGCAGCGCGTTCTTTGAGGATGTCGAGTTCGAGGGCGCCGCCGCGGCCCGCGCCGCCGCCATCCCCGTCACCCTCTGGTTCACCGTCGTCGGCTCGCCGCTGGCCTGATCCCCCTCCAGGAGAACACCCATGCCCCGTGCTATCGGCGCGAACTGTCGCCTGCTCATGCTGCCCGAAGTCACCTACGGCACCGCCCCCGGCAGCAACTGGCGGCGCATGCCGTTCCTGTCCTGCGACCTCGGTGCTGAGCAGCCGCTGCTGGATGCCGACGTCATCGGCGTCGGCAGCAACCGCGATCCCGCCGCACCCTTCCTCGACACGGTGACGGTCGCCGGCCAGGCGGTGGTACCGGTGGACCTGATCAACATCGGGCACTGGCTGCGACTGCTGCTGGGCGCGCCGACCACCACCGGCACGACCAACTTCATCCACACCTTCGGATCGGGCGCCGCCTCGCTGCCGAGCAACGCGATGGAGATCGGCTATCCGGACGTGCCGTCCTTCGACGTCTGTACCGGCGTGCGCGCCGACACGCTGGAGCTGGACTTCACGCCGACCGGCGCGGCAACGGCCACCTTTGGGCTGCTGGGCCAGGGCTCGGTGCGCACGGGTGCGACGTCAGGCGGCACGCCGACCAGCGCGGCCTACACCGCTTTCAACAAGGCCCAGGGGTCCATCACCCGCAGCGGATCGGCGCTGGCGCAGGTCACCGGCGCTCGGCTCACCTACGCCAACGGTATGGAGGCGGTGCGCACTATCCGCGCCGATCGCCGTGTCGAGGGTGTGGACCCCGGCATCGCGCGCTGCACCGGCCAGATCACCGTGCGCTTCGAGAACACGACGCTGCTGGCCCAGGCGCAGGCCGGCACCTCGGCGGAATTCGCGCTGGCCTTTACGATCGATGCGAACCGTAGCCTGACGATCACCCTGCACGAGGTGTACCTGGCGCTGGCCAAGACACCGATCGAAGGGCCGGCAGGCGTCGAGGCCAGCTTCGATTTCCGCGCCGCGTTCAACGCGACGGCGACGCGGATGATGACGGCGGTGCTCCGGAACCAGCAGGCGGGCACTGAGTACGCGTGATCGCAACAGCAGCCGGGGGCAAGTCGAATTCGGGAGATAACCGATCGATTATGCCGATCTGAGTGCAGCGGGTCGGTAGATCAATTGTTAAACTGTCGGCATGCTGGTCTAATATGCTTGAGCATTCTCGAGGGTTTGCGGGGTCCGCAACCTTAAGTTTTTGCTCTCCAAACCAGCCGAGCTTGGCGGCTGCGGACCGGTCCATCTCGCAGCTGGACAGTCCCGCTAGACACGCTGAAGGTGGAACTAATGACCTTTGCAACCATAAGACGAATCGAAGACGCGCCAGACCAGTTGTTTACGAACCTGGATGGGCGCGACGCCGCTGTATGGCTGATGCCGGCCTTTGCCGCCGCAGCTGGCCCCGATGCGACCGCGCGCATCCTCGGGTTGCCGTGGAGCCTGGTGCTATCTGAAGCTGGAGACGCGCCGCTGCTCGCCGCCCTTGAAGCACAGGAGGATCCTGACGATCCACTCGTGCGTCGCCGGGGGCTGATCCTGCTTGTAGACTCGAACCCCGCTGATGTGCCGCTCCCGCGGCGAAGCCTTCCCATCTTCCTCCTCAACGGACGGAACGGGCCCGCCTCCACTGGGCTAGCCGCGCTAACGCGCAGGCTGACAATGCTTCAAGAGCTCGGGCGCCGGTCGATCAAGCAGCTCATCATTCTTGCGGGTCCGGAGGCAGGTCTGCCTCCACATCTCAGCGATCTTTGGGCGGAGGGCCTGCGCGCCGCCATCACGGTGGTCAGCGATGCGCCTGACGCCGAGGCATTACTGCAGGCATGGTCCGATGCCGCCTCTGCGACAAACGTCTGGCTCATACCGAGAACGGCTGCATCGTTCTCGGAGGACTTGGTCCAGCGCTACCTTTCTGGCCGCGACGGACGAATTCATCTCAGAGTCAGGGACTCCAAGGCGGATCTGCGAACCGTCGACGTGTCCAGCGCTGACGATCCCCAGCACCCAGTGCTCGGACGCTATGAGCTGATCTCGGCAGACCTCTTGCTGCGACTTGGGCCTGAGGACCTCAAGACTAGCGAAGTTCAGGGATTTTTTCAGAACTCTGCTGGCTCGTGGCGGCCTTATGCCGCCGGCCTCCCATGGCAACGAGCGCCCGAGGCCTGGGCTCGGCTTCGAGCAGCGTTGCGAAACCTTGATCGAGATGGATCTAGCGCCAACCGAATCTTCTATGTCCAGGCCGAGTCTGGTGCTGGCGCGACGACATTCCTGCGAAGCCTCGCATGGAGTGCCGCTGAGCAGGGCTATCCGACGTTGGTCGCGGGGCGGGCACCGTTTACGCCGACAGGCTTGGAATTGGTGTCCTTCTTAGAAAAGACGGCGCGCCTAGCGGCGGCCCAGGCGGCGGAGGAGCAAGTTAAGCTCTACCAAGCGCCGGCACTGATAGTCTTTGATGGCCATTGGGAAGGGCGTGAGGACCAACTGACTCGGTTCGCGCGGGAGTTCGAACAGAGCGGCAGGCGTGCCTGCTTCCTCATCGCGACTGGGCCATATCTGCCCCTAAGCATGATGGGCGACCCGCGATTTTCGCTCCTGGCGGAGCTAACGCACGAGATATCTTCAGAAAATGCATCAGAACTCGGCCGCCATTTGAATGCTTTTTTACGAAGCCATGGCGGAACCCGTTCCGAGGCTGAATGGCAGCGCTTCTTTGAGGCATCGAGTGTCCAGTCGGACCGCGGGATAACTGCCTTCTGGATCGCGCTGTCGTTTTGGTTGCAGCGTCAGTTCGATATGAACGAGACTGTGCAAGCGTGGGTGTATCGCCAGTTCAAAGATACTGTTGCCGACCCCGAACTTCGCGCCGCAATCATCAGCATCGCAGCCTTCAGCACGGAGCGGCTGCCGCTGCCAGACGCCATGTTGCCACTGGGCAAGCGCTGGCCCGTCTCGGAGCGACTCGCTGATCTGCAGGGTCAGGCCGGCGCGCTCGGCCTGATGCGCATTCGGGGTGAACGTGAGCGCTACTGGGCACTGATCCACGACATCCTGGGACGTTTTCTGCTAACCTCACTCTTCTACGACCGCGAGGCACTTGAGGCCCTAGGCTTCGGCGATGCCCAGAACCCCGAGCACCTGCGGTTCCTCGTGTTTTGTCGGCTCTCCACCCTGCCGGTGCTGGAGCGGCCGGACTTGAGAGAGATCGCCGACGGCTTCGCTATCTCCATCTTCAAGATCGATCCGGCCCACGGTCACTCGACGTTCGCTCCTTACTGGCGTGAAGCGCTGACTGCGCTCGACCAGATGCCACGCTCTCTGCGAACCACTAGCCGAACCTTTCTCCATCATTCTGCTATCTCGCGGCGGCGGATCGCCAAGGACACCGGGGCCTTCCACCTCACCAACGATGAGAGGGCGGAGCTGCTTGTCCGCGCAGTCGCAGACATCGAGGCTGCGCTATCTATCAACGACGAGATTGGTGGGGAGTCCGACCTCAACCTTCTGAACTCTCTGGCGCATGGCTACCACGACCTGGCGGAGGCGGAGCAGGCGCGACAAGCAGGGGCAGAGCGCATCAATGAACTTCAGGCGAAGGCGCGCGACGCGACGCGTCAGGCTTACCGCTTGAATCCGGACAATTCATTCGTCATCGAGACCTACGCTCGCACGCTCATCAGCGAGGCGCGCACGACCCCAGATATTGCTGCTGAGAACGCGATCGAAGTACTCGGTATCGTCTATGCCGCCAACATGCGTAGCCAGTCAGCGCAACGCAGCTTCGCTCTTGGCCGTCTGGCCGATGCTGCCATGGACATCCTGCTGGCTACCTCACCCCAATCTCTCGGGGAACGGGAGCCGCGTACAGAGGCCGAAGCCATTGTTAGAGCGCTCCGTGCCCTTGCGGCTAACGTCGTCCGCTTTGAAGGGATGGATCTGGCCGACTACCCGCCGGACAATCGCGTGCGCACCGCGGAGCTGCTTGCGTCGCCTGAACTGCGGGGCAACGTTCAGGCAGTGAAGCTTCGGTATCTACTCGCCTGCCTCGACCAGCCCTACGACTTCGCCGTTCAGCTTGAGTTGCTCCAGTCCCTCGACGCCGGCAGTGTGAGCCTCAGCCCACAACTTCAGCTCGAATACGCCGTGCTCCTCCATCAGCGTGATCGACATCACGAAGCGGACCGGTTGTTCCGCCGACTCCGCCAGCTATGGAAGCAGGAAGAGCACTATGTAGAGATCCCGCCACGCCTCCGTTGGTTGCTTATCCCAGAAAAGCAAGTCCATCGGCAGGTCCACGCACGTGTTTCCGCTAGCGGTGAGGGACGATACTTCGCCCGTGTCCGGGAGTTCCAGGACGGTGAAGTGGTTTTCCGGCCTCAGGAGTTCGGGCAAAGCGAAATCAGACCGGGTGTCGCAATAAGTGGCTACATCACCTTCGGTCACAATGGCCCGTTTTTGCGTCCTCTGACGGCCATTTGACATGGCAGGGATAGTCCAACTTTGGGCTCAGCAGCTCAGCTGGCGAGTATCTAAAGGAAACGTCATTGTCGAAGGTCAAAGCGACGTATTTTACTTTGAACATGCAGCTCGGCTTTACAAAAGCGCCTTCGGAATTGACCCCTTGGGCGAAGATCTATCAGTGATTGCGGCCGGACAGGCGGACGCCGGTGGCGTGGACGGGGTGAATGACAGGTTTCGCGCCGCGCACCAGCTTGCTGCTGTAGATGTCCACCCGGATGGCGCCCTGAAGTACCGGTTCATTGGGCTATTCGACAACGATGAGGAGGGGCGGCGAGCCTTCGGTCGCGGCGCAGGCTTGAGCCGGCATATCGTTGGCTACAGGGACCTGTTCCTCTTGCACCCCGTCATGCCGCTCGCAAACGGCGCGACTGCGGCGACGGTCAAGCAACGGGCTATCGACCTGAACAGGGACTATCTCCAACTGGATTGGGAGATCGAGGACCTTGTCTCGCCCGAGATATACCGCGTGTTCGAGGCAGACCACTCACACGAGATCAGGCGGTCGAAAACGATCGCGGGGAAGACGCACCGAGATCTTACCTGGGCGGGGAAGGTTAAGCTGAGGCAATGCGTTAAGGATTACGCGGAGCTCGCAGACCTCCACGAATTCATTGTGCTGATCCGTGCATTGAGGAACTATCTTCGCCTGCGGACGGACCACATAACGCTTCCCGAGGCGGGGCATTAAGCAAACAGCTTGGTTAGACGGCGAGACCGTCTGATACCGGCCACGGTAGGAGCCAACCGCTAGAGAACTTGCAGCGCTGGCTGCGTCTCGTGCGCCCTCTTCATGTCGGACCTCTGCGATGCCGCAGTTAACAGCCGTCGCCGTTTTCTCCGAGATCGACCTTTGTCTGGATCAGATGCCGGCCCGTTACAGCATCAGCCTCAGCGCTTGAGTTCCCCAATCGAAATCAAAGTAAGCGTGCACTGACGGCTACGGCGTCGGCGGCGTGACGCAGGTCAGGCGGCGTTTGGCCGGAGGTTCCAGGGCGCGAGTTCGCCGATGCGGTTGATCGGATGGTCGGCGATGCGGTCCAGTAGCACGCGCAGGTAGACCTGGGGGTCCCAGCCGTTCAGCTCGGCGGTGCCGACCAGCGTGTAGATGATCGCGGCTCGCCTGCCGCCCTCGAGCGACCCGGCGAACAGGTAGTTCTTCCGCCCCAGTGCCAGCGGGCGCATCCGCCGCTCGGCGGCGTTGTTGTGCAGGCAGGCGCGGCCGTCGCGCAGCACCGTCGTCAGCGCGCCCCACTGCGCCAGCGCGTAGCGGATGGCCTTCGCCAGGTCCGACTTGCCGGAGATCCGCCGCAGCGTTGCCTCCAGCCAGGCGTGCAGGTCTGCCATCACCGGCGCCGAGCGGGCCTGGCGGGCGGCGAGGCGCGCCTCCGGCGGCTGGCCGTGGATCTCCGCCTCAATGGCGAACAGCGTCTGCATGCGTAGGGTCGCCTCGCGCGCGATCGGGCTGCCGTTCGCCAGCAGCTCGTCGTGGAAGTAGCGCCGCGCATGCGTCCAGCACGCCGCCTCGACCACGCGACCGCTCTCGTAGAGAGCGTTGAACCCGGCATAGGCGTCGGCCTGCAGGATGCCCTGGAAGTCGCGCAGGCGTCGCTGCGGATGCTCTCCCTTCCGGTCCGGCGTGAACTCGTAGAGCACCGCGGGCGGGTCGCGCCCGCCGAATGGTCGGTCGTCGCGCAGATAGGCCCAGAACCGCGCCGCCTGCGTCCTGCCGCGGCCAGGGGAGAGCATCGGCATCGGCGTGTCGTCGGCATGCACCCGCGGTCCGGCCAGGGCGTGGCGCGCGATGAACGCCGCCATGGGCTCGGCCAGCGCAGCCGACCTGCCGACCCAGCCCGCCAGCAGCCCGCGCGGCAGGTCCAGCCCATCGCGCGCGTAGATCTCCGACTGCCTGTAAAGCGGGATGTGGTCGCAGTACTTCGAGACCAGCACATGGGCCAGCAGCCCCGGGCCCGGCCTGCCACGCTCGATCGGCAGCGAGGGCATCGGAGCTTGCGTCATCGTCTCGCAGCTCCGGCAGGAGAATGCGGGCCGGACGTGGCGCACCACCTCGAACCGGCCGGGGCGATACTCCAGGATCTCGGTGATGTCCTCGCCCACCTTGCGCAGCGCGCCGCCGCAGGCGCGGCAGGTGCAGCCCTCAGCAGGCAGATGCTCGACATCCCGCCGCGGCAGACTGTCCGGCAGCGGCTTGCGGCCGCGGCGTCGCGCCTTCTCCTTCGGCGCCGGGCCGCTCGCCGCCTCGTCCTCGGTGTCGTCCGCGCCGCCCGCGGCGGCGATGTCGGCCAGCACCTCGTCGAGCCGCAGTTCCAACTGCTCGACCTCGCCCGCCAGGCGCTCCGACGATCGCCCGAACCGCTCATGCCGCAGCCGCGCGATCTGCACCCGCAGCCGCTCCGCCTCGAGCGTCTTGCTCTGCAGGCCGAGCTCCGCAATGCGACGGGCCGTGCGCTCCTCGGCCAGTTCCCCGCGCAGCGCCGCGATCATCGCCATCAGCGCGGCGGGATCCTCGGGCAGCGTGCTGTCGGCGTGCGGCATCACGCGGGAATCGTCCCAGACGACGCCGCGCCGGAGCAAGGCGAAATCGCGTCGCCTACACCGCGATCTCGGGTTTCCAGCTCAGCGTCGGCGTGCGCCAGTCCAGGCCTTCCAGCAGCATCGCCAACTGCCCCGTCGTCAGCGTCACCACGCCCTCGCGCGCGATCGTCGGCCAGATGAACCGGCCCTTTTCCAGCCGCTTGGCCAGCAGCACCAGGCCCTGGCCGTCCCACCACAGCGCCTTCAGCAGGTCGCCTCGCTTGCCGCGGAACAGGAACAGGTGGCCGGAGAACGGATCGGCCTTCAGCGCCGTCTGCACCTGCGCGGCCAGACCGCCGAACCCCTTGCGCATGTCCGTCGCGCCGAGTGCGAGATGCACGCGCATCCCAGCATGCAGCGCCAGCATCAGCCGTCCAGCGCCGCCGCCAGCCGCCCCAGCACCTCCGGCGCGATCGCCTCGGAGACCCGCAGCGCGCGGCCGTTCGACAGCAACACTTCGACGACCGCCGCCGACTTGCCTGGCCGCTCGGCAGGTCGGCGCGATGGCATCGGCGGGCGCAGTGTCTCCTTCGGTGGCGCGTCCACCACAATGCGGACCGGCACCAGCGCCGGGGCCGCGTCTGCGCGCACCACGCCCGGCATCGTCCCCTCACGGATCTGGCGCCGCCACTCGAACAGCAGGCTACGGCTCATCCCGTGCCGATCGGCCACCGCCGCGACCGACGCGCCCGGTCGCGACACCTCCTCCACCAACGCCAGCTTCTGCTCCAGCGTCCAGCGGCGACGCCGCGCCACCACGCTGATCACCTCGTCCAACCGACCGTCCGGCAACGACCTTACCCCTAGGCTTAAGGGCGACAACGGATCTCCGTTCCACCCAACAGCCGGACAGGTCAGCCGATCAGCGCTCCGCGCCGCAAGGCAGTCGAGGGAGGACGCTTACAAATCAAAGGATATTGTGAATGCTCACCCTCGACCTCCCGGTCGAGCCGTACTGGCTCGACCTGCCGCGCGGCGTTCGCGTCGAAATCCGCCCCGTCACCACCGCCGTGATGGCCGCGGCCCAGGCCGGCTCCGCGCGCCGTCTCGGCGCGCTGCGGGCAGCCGAGGCCGACCTCGACCCCGACATGGCACGCGGCCTGGCCTTCGCCTTCTTGGTCAAGGCGCTGGCCCGCCACGCCGTCACCGCCTGGGAGGGCGTCGGCGACGCTGCTGGCAAGCCGCTGCCTCTCTCGCCGGAGGCCGTCGAGCGCCTGATGGACATGGACGAGATGGCCGCCGCCTTCTGGGACCGCGCCACCGGCCCCGTCGCCACCGTGGCGCTGGAGGGAAACGGCTAAGGGCCCGGGCCGAATGGCATTTCGGCCAGGGCCCTGACTACTGCCGCGGCTGCGCGGCGCTCGATCGCGACTGCGGTCTTTCCTGCCCCTATGCAGCCCACGCGCCTGCCAGCGTCGAGGGCGCCGCAGCCTGGGCCGCAGGCACCGCCTGCGCGACGGCGACCATGGCGGGCCTCGACCTCGACATGCCGGCGGCGCTGACCACCGCCCGCGAGATGGGCGCCTCCGGCTGGGTCGCCGCAGAGCTGCTGCTGGCCCTGCGCATGGGCCTGGCCGCCGGCAGCGCCGCGCGGCGCCCTGATCCCCCCGGACCCTGACCACCCGACCAACGCAGGAGGCGTGACGCATGGCTGACGCCACCCGCCGCGTCTCGGTCCGCCTGTCGCTGGACGATGCCGCCCGCGTCAAGCAGGAGCTGCGCGAGGTCGGCGAGACCGGCCAGCGCTCCCTGGAGCGCATCCAGGGCGGCGCCGATCGTGCCTCGCGCGCGCTCGACCTGCTCGACGTCGCCGTCCGCGGCGTGCAGATCGCCGGCCTCGCCGCCGGGCTGCGCGCCGTGGTCGTCGCCGGCGACGCACTCACCCAATCCATGGGTCGGCTGAACACCGCTCTGGGCTCCGTCGAGCGCGCCGGCGAGATCTACGACCGGCTGTACCGCGACAGCCTGCAGACCGGCGTCGCCGTCCGCGAGAGTGTGGACGCCTTCGCCCGCTTCTCGATCGCGGCGCGGGAGATCGGCGCCACCTCCGACCAGGTCGCCACCCTCGTCGGCGGCCTCCAGCGCATCGCCATCGCCTCGGGTGCGAGCCAGCAGGAGATCGCCTCCTCCACCCAGCAGCTCGCCCAGGCGCTGGCCTCGGGCACGCTGCAGGGCGACGAACTCCGCAGCATCCTGGAAGGCCTGCCGACCCTGGCGCAGGCGCTCGCGCGCGAGCTCGGCGTCTCCATCGGCGAGCTGCGCAAGCTCGGCTCCGAGGGCAAGCTCACCGCCGACACGGTCTTTCCCGCCCTGCTGCGCGCGGTCGAGCGGCTCAATGGCGAGTTCGAGCGCGCACCGCTCTCCGTCGGCCGCGCCTTCGGGCAGCTCACCGCAGCGGCCGACCAGTTCCTCGCCCGGCTCGATCAGGCCATCGGCCTGTCCAATGCCCTGGCGCGCGCGTTGTCCGGCGCGGCCCGCGTGCTGGATGGCGTGCGCCGCGGCTCCGGCCTGCTGCTGCCCAGCGAGCAGGAGGCCGACCGCCGCGCTCAGGCCGAGGCCCTGCGCGCCCAGATCGCTCGCCTCGAGGCCGAGAACGACGGCCGCGACAGCCTCCGCTCCCAGCCGCGCCGCGGTTCGATCCAGGGCGGCCTGGTCGGCGCCGCGCAGCAGCAGGCCGGCGTGGACCGCGCCGCGCGGCTGGAGGAACTGCGGCGGCAGTACCAGGAACTCCAGGAGGAGATCGCCCGCGGCGAGGCGGCCGCCGGCGAGCGCCAACGCACCGAGCAGGAGGCGGCAGCCGCCCAGGCCGCCGAGGCGCGTCGTCGCCGCACCGCAGCCGATGCGGAGGAACTCCGCAAGGCGCTCGACGACCGCTTTCGCATCAACAGCGAATACGAGGACCGCGTCCGCCGCCTGCGCGAGGCCGAGGCCGCGGGCGGCATCACCGCCGCCGACCGCACCCGCCTCGAAACCCTGGCGTTGCGCGAACGCGACGAGGCGCTGCGCCGCATCGAGGGCACCACGCGCCGTGTGGCATCCATCCCGCGCCCCGACCGCGAGGCCGAGCGCGAGATCAACGACATCATCCGCGAGCGCGAGCGGCTGATCCAGAACAACGAGAACGCCCAGGAGCGCTACACCCGCCGCCTGGAAACCCTCGGCCGGCTGGTGGAACGCGCCGAGCGCATCGGCCAGCCCATCCCCGACGAGACCGTCTCGCGCGAGGCCAATGCCGCGCTGGAAGAGCTGGAGCGCAGCCAGCAGCGCGTCCAGCAGGCGACCGAGCGCACCAGCAACACGGCGCGCGAGCTGGGCCTGACCTTCTCCTCGGCCTTCGAGGACGCGATCATCAAGGGCGAGAGTTTCTCCAAGGTCCTCCAGGGCATCCTGCAGGACATCGCCCGCATCGTGGTTCGCCGCACCATCACCGAGCCGCTGGGCACGGCGGTGACCTCCAGCCTGGCGGGCTTTGACTTCGGCTCGATCTTCTCGGGGATCGGCTCGGCGCTGGGCGGGCTGTTCCGCGCTGAGGGCGGGCCGGTTGCGGGCGGCCAGCCCTACATCGTCGGCGAGCGCGGCCCGGAGTGGTTCGTGCCGAACCGCAGCGGCACGGTGCTGCCCAACGGCATGGCGCCGGGTGGTCCGGTGATCAACCAGAGCATCACCATCGATGCGCGTGGTGCCGATGCCGGCGTCGAGGCGCGGCTGCGGGTGCTCTCGGCGCAGATCGTCCGCCAGGCCAGTGCGGCGACGCTCGACGCGATCCGGCGTGGCGGCAGCGCCACCTCCATCGTGCGGGGATAGGGCCATGACGGAATACGCATGGCCGGCGGTGCTGCGCCCAAGCCGCCTCAGCTTCTACCTGCAGCACAACACCCTGCGCTTTGTCTCGCCCGTCACCCGCGCCACCCAGGTGCTGCGGCGGGAGGGCGCGCGCTGGGTGGCCGAGGCCAGCTTCGAGCCGCTGGGACGTGTCCAGGCCGGGGTGATGGACGGGTTGCTGGCGGCACTGGCGGGCTCCGCCAACACCGTGCGCATCTGGGACTGGCGGCGGGAGTACCGCACCGGCGATCCGCGCAGCCAGGGCGATGTGCCGACCGGGCCGTACTCTTTCTCCGACGCGACCATCTTCACGGACGGGACCGGGCTCGTGGTGGGCTCGGGCAATCCATCGCTGGCGGCGGGTGCGCCGCGTGGGGCGCTGTCCATCGTCACGCAGGGCTGGTGGCCGAGCACGGTCGCCGTTGGCGCTGGCGACTACATCGGGCTGGGCGGCCGGCTCTACATCGCCACGGCAGCGGTCGCCGCTTCCGGGGCCGGCACCGCCACCATTGCCATCGCGCCACCGCTGCGCGCCGCGGTGGTGGTGGGCGAACCGCTGATCCTCTCGCTGCCGAGCGTGCCGATGCGGCTGGTCTCGGATGACGAGGCGGCGAACCCGACGCGCCCCGGGCCCTTCGCGGCCGTCACCATCCGTCTGGAGGAGGCGCTGTAGCCATGTCCGGCACCCCACGCCTCAGCAATCAGGCGGCGGCTGCTGCCACCGCGCCGATCGCCACGCCAGTGGTGCTGCTCGAGCTCGACTTCGCCACCGGCCCCTTTCGCGTCTGGACCGGGCTCGGCCCGCTGGAGTGGGCGGGGAAGGTGTTCGAGGGCGCCGGCAGCATCGGCGCCATCTCGGATATCGAGGAGACGGTGGAGTTGCGGGCCGTCCGCCTGACGCTCGCGCTCTCGCCTGTGCCGCAGGAGGTGGTGGATATCGCGCTGGCCGAGCGCAGCTACCGCCTGCGGCCGGTCACGCTGTGGGGTGCGCTGCTCGATGCGCAGGGCGCCTTCGTGGCTGACCCGTTTCCGCTTTGGGCGGGGCTGATGGACACCATGGAGGTGACGGACGGGGCCGAACCCTCCGTGGCGCTGGCCTGCGAGAGCCGGCTGGTGGATCTCGAGCGCGCCGAGGTGCGGCGATACACGGATGCCGACCAGCAGGCCGAATACCCCGGCGACCGGTTCTTCGAGTTCGTGCCCGCCCTGCAGGAGGCGGAGATCCGGCTGCCGAACCAGTGACGCGGCTGCCCGATTGGCCGGAGCGGCTGGCGGCGCTGATCACCGCCGCGGAGCATCGGCCCTTCGACCTGGCGCGCTGGAACTGCGGGCGCTTCGCCATGGCCGCGGTGGTGGCCTGCATGGGCCAGCGGCCCTCCTGGCAGCACCGCCCGATCCTCGCCGCGATGGCGGACACGGCCGGCTACCCGCGCGTGCCAGTGCCCTTCGCCCGCGCTGGCGACGTGGTGCTGGCCGCCACGCCCGACCGCCTGGGCGTCGTGCTGGATGCCGGCCGCGCCGCCTTCGTCGGGCCCGCGGGATTGCTGCGCGCGCCGATCACGACCTGCGCCGTGGCGTGGCGCATCGGCTGGTGAGGGACAGATAGACCATGCCCGTCGCCATCCCCTTCATCGCAGCCGCCGCGGGTGCCGCCGCCTCTGCCGTCATTGGCGGTGGCGTCCTGGGCGCCGTGGCGGCCGCCGGCGCCGCCCTGGTGGTCTCTGCCGTCGGTGCCGCGGTCTTCCGCCCCAAGTCGCCCTCCGCCGCCCGCAGCGCCAACGTCACGCCAGGGACGGACACCGGTCCCGGCTCGGGCTTCGATCCGCGCACGCCCGGCGCCGGCCGCACCCAGTCCTTCCGCCAGCCCATCACCGAGCACCAGATCGTCTTCGGGCGCTGCCGCACCTCCGGCCCGGTGGTGTTCCTGCATTCGGCCACCGATGATGAGGGCCGCGCCGACGGCTTCCTCCACGTCGTCGTGGTGCTGGCCGCGCACCGCGTGCGCGCCATCGGCGAGGTGCTTCTCAACGGCACCGCCTCCACCGACGCGAAGTTTGCCGGCCTGCTGCGGATCGAACG